CGTCGTCACCAGCGACGTGAAATATCCGATGATTAGGTTGACTGCAATCTTGATCGCGTCGAGAATGAGTTTCCATTCCGTCGCCACAGCGTTCTTAATCGCCGTCCAGATTCCTCCGACGATCCCGACGAGGTCGAACCCACCACCCGATTTGCCGGAGATGAGGTTGCATATCCACGACCAAACGGCTCCGATGGGATCTTTTAGGGCAGACCATGCCGCCAAGAACGTCCCGGTGAGGAACCCCGCGATCTTGGTGAGTGCATCCCAGGTCTGTTGGATGTTGCTGATCAGCCTGCCGACCAGGAAGCCGGCGATCACCTTCAGGATCCCGAAGATCTCCTTTATCACGGGTCCGAGGGTCTGACCGATCCAACTCGCGGCGTTCTTAATCGCGGGGCCTAAAACGTCCCCGATCGCGGCTCCGGTCTTTCCGATCCACTCCCCCAGGCCCTTGAAGGCCCCGAGGATGTCTTCGATCGGGCCCTTCCCCGAGTCCATCGCCCCGAAGAGCTCGCCGATAAACCCGATCACCCCATCGACGATCGGGCCGAACGTCTTACCCAGGAAATCGCCGATCCCGGCGAATATCTCCCCGAACCATTTTAGGGTCGGCTCGATGAAGTGGAACTTTTGATCCAAGAGCAGGATCGCGGCGCCGATCGCGGCGATGGCGATAATCGCGATCCCGATCGGCCCCGTGGCAAAGGTCAAGATCGCGGGACCGATCGCCCCGACAACCCCCATAAGTCCTCCCCCCCCGGATAGGGCGGCGGTCGCCTTTCCGAGCCCCGGGACGAGCTTCTGAGCGGTTTCCGACCCGAGGAGAGAGGCGGCCCCCGATACTCCTGTAAGTGCAGGGCCGACCCCCAGCGCAGCCGTGGCGACCCCCTCAAACGGTTTCAAGAGGTCCCCGGCCCCCTGCTTTAATTTCGTAAACTCGAAACTGAGCTGGTCCATTACCCCGAAGCTGGAGTTTTGAGCTTCGGCAAACCGGGCGGCGGCCCCCTCGGAGTTCTTGAGCTCCCCCGAGTACTTCGCGACCTCTTCCGCTGTCATCCCGAGGGCCTTATAGAGTCCGTCGGTAGATCCCCCTGAATTTTTAACTGCTTCGGCGAATTCCTGAGTGGCCTTTTTGCCCGTGATCCCCCGGTCGGCGAAGCTCATCATTATAGCTTCGACGTCCCCGAGCCCGATCCCCATTGCTCCGAGGTCAGGACCTAATTTGGTCATCACTTTGGAAAAGTCGTCTAGGTCGACGTTTGATTTTCGAAACATCGTCGCGAGTCCGTCGACCTGGTTCGGGGCGTCCTCAAGCGCGATCCCGAGTGCGTTGAACGCGGGGACCATCGCGTCTGTGAGGGTGTCGGCATTGACGCCGGTCGCGTCGGCGAGGGTATCGAAGGCCGAGGCGGTCTGCCCCATTGAGTCGACATTGGTCATCCCAGCGCGGGCGAGGATATCCAGGGTTGCGGCGACCTCCTCGATCGGGCTGTCGACGGACTGCAGGCCCCGGGCCAGGTCCTTAACCGAGGTCTCCGAGACCCCCATCGACAGGGCGGTCGTCTTAAAAGAGGCGTCCATCGCGCGGTTACCGTCGATCAGGCCAACGGCGGCGGCCCCGATCCCGGTCAGCGCGGCCCCGGCAGTCATAGCGGCGGGTGCAAGGGATTTGATACGGTCGCCGACCCCGACGGCTCCCGACCCGGCTTTTTCGAGAGGGCCCGACATTTCATCTTTTAGGGTCAGCCGAACAAACAGTTCGGAAAGGGCTTCTCCTGCCATCTATCGTTCCTTCGGTTCGTTCATCGCATTCCACGCGCTCCGCAGAAACGCCCACTCCTCGTCGGAGCAGGAGGCAAACTCATGGGGCAGCTTTCCGAGATACCCGCAGAGCTGCAGCAGCCCCTTTCCCGACGGGCGTCTTCCGAAACGACTCCGCCTGCTTCACCCGCTCCATGGCCTCGCTGATCGCGCCCAAAATGACGGCGAACATCGCAGAGAGGTCGAACATCCCGGACCGCCAGAACTCGGCGTTCAGCGACGGATCGACGCAGAGATCACCGAGAACCGCCGTGACTTCGTCCGAAATCATCGACGTTTCGGCAGACGTCGATGCGGCGGCAAGCCGCGCCTGCAGCGTCAGGAGCACGTCGAGCTCGGCAGACACCGGCACGCGGACCTCGACCGGGATCGGGTCGTCGTCGTCCCCGAGGTCGATGATGACCGTCGGCGCGGCAAGCGCCCGCCGCGTCAGCCGATCGGCGACGGTCATGTCCTCGACGCGCGTTGCGGCCAGTGCCTGCTGACGAGCTCTCAGCCTGGCAGAGAGGGAGGGGTCGTTGATCACCTCCCCGCTCATGACAGGTCAGCCACCGTGAAGTAATCGACATCGAAGCTCATGGACCGCTTGTAATAGTCCTCCGTCGGGAAGTCCTGCCCGACATCATTCGCCTGAGCGCCGACCAAGAACCACTTCTTGGCCACCGCGCCGGCGGCGTTGAGCCGCTTGCCGACGAGCGCGCCGATCTTCTTCATCCCGGAGAATGCGTTTGTCCACTTCTCCTTTCCGGTTGCCGGCGACGCGGAGACGGCATCGCCGAGGATCGCCGAGACAAATGCCTCGTTGTACACGAGCTCGTTCAGCGTCGCGGTGTTTTCGACCGCGCCGACCGACGAGAGTTTGTTCGACTGCCCCTGCACGGACGCCTTCTTGGTGTCGGCAGACGACGATAGCGACACGTCCTGGCACGACGCGATGTGCGTGAGCGGCGTCACACCGACTGCGACATACTTGATTGTGACAACGTCGCCCTCGGTGATTCCCGAGTAGCCGATGAACCCACATCCGTTCTCTTCGTCGGCCGGCGTGCTGGTGCTCGTCGTGTACTCGGTCACCGCCGTGACGGTCGACCCAACCTGTGCGATGACGCTCCCATAATCGGCCGTTCCGGACAGCGCGAATCCAAGCGCCGTCGCTTCCTGTGCCGTAACGGTGTGCGTCTCGCTCGACGCGACACCGCCGAAATACCACTTGACCTCTCTCCCCTTGGGGATGTCTGTGCCGGTAACATCTGTCATGTTAACTCTCCGTAAACTCCACGACGACGTCGACGGGTACGTGATAGTATCCGCTTCCGTCCTCGATCATACGGGGCGCGTTTTGCACCCGCGTCTTCGTCACGCTATACGATGCCGTCCCAACCGTCCACGCCGTCGGCGACATGTTCAGCTGGGCGACATGGACCGCCGATCCGACCGCGCCGGAAAGACGCTCGACCTCCGCCGGCGACCGAACCCCGTTCGCAGCAGGGGGATCGGACCAGCACGAGCACTGAACACGCGCAAACCGGGCGGACGGAACGACGGGGTCGGGGACGTCCGAGATCTTGAGCACGGTGATCGCCGGCAGGGTCGGGTTCGGGGGCAGCCGATCGGGATAGATCCGGCTGCTGACGAGGGACGTCACTGCTGGCGACGCCTTCAGTTTCGTGATCACCGCGCCATCGATCAGGCTCATGTTATCCCATCCCCGCCAGTGCAGACTTCAGCTCGGCGCGGACAACTTTGCCGACATTGCCCTCCACCGCGTCGATCGCCGGGCGAACGTGCGGGCGCGGCCCGTATTCCTGCGGCCTCGCATAGACCACGTTCGTCCCGGTCGTGACCGTCACGGTATCGCCGGCGGTCGCCGCTTCGGTCGAATACGAGTCGCGGAGGTTGCCGGTCTTCACCGGAGCCCGCCGCTTGATCTCGGCCTCGAGCACGAGCATCCCCTTCGTGCCAGCGGCTTCGAGGTGCTTCGAGACGTCGGCACCGAGAGATCGCAGTTTCGCCGTCAGTTCCGGGACGCCCTCAATTGTGACATCGATTCCCATCAGATCCCCCCGATCAGCGCCGAGAGGTCCAGACCGCGCCCGGCGAGGACGAGGACGAGGACGAGGACCAGCACCTTGAGCATGAGTCCCTGGTTGTCGGACATATTGACGACGAGCGTCTTCGTCTCGGCGACGTCCTGCTTCACTTCGCGCATGTCTCTTTCGAGCGTGTCGAACCGTTGTTCGACGAGGGCGTGCCGGAGCCGGCATTCTGCCTGTGTCACCGGTTTTTCGTCTTCACTCATACAGCCTCCAGATCGGCCTCGATGTGGTCAACGGCCACGCGGTT